GTAAGAGTACAGGTGAATCTCAAAATAAGAAATTCAAGTACCACATTCGACGTAAGTACTTCACTCAATAGGTTAAGATAATGGCAACAAATATTTCATCATCAAGATTAGACTTTAATAATATTAAGAATCGTCTTAAAACTTTTCTTGCGGCAAAAGACGAATTTACTGATTATGATTTTGAAGCATCAGGTCTTAATAACATACTTGACGTACTTGCTTATAATACTCATTTCAATGGACTCACTGCAAACTTTGCATTGAATGAATCGTTTCTCAATACAGCACAATTAAGAAGTTCAATTGTTTCTCATGCAGAAACTCTTGGTTATACTCCAAGATCAATTACTGCTTCAATTGCTTATCTCAATCTTTCGCTTGATTTGAGTGGCGTTCCGAATAGACCAAGTACAATTACAATTCCAAGATATACTCAATTTACATCTTCAGTTGCAGGTGTTTCTTATACGTTTAGAACTATATCAGCTCATACAGCAACCGATGATGGAACAGGTGATTATGATTTTGTTACTGCTGAAGGTTCAACATCAATTCCTGTTTATCAAGGTACTGAAAGAACAAAAACATTCTTTGTCGGAGATATTACTGATCGTCAACTTTATGTAATACCCGATGATACGATTGATACGGCAACAATTCAGACGCAAGTATTTGACTCACCTACATCTTCTGCATTTACAACTTATACATTACTTGATAATGCAACTTCAGTTGATGCTGAAAGTAGATATTATTCTATACACGAAGCGCCAAATGGTTTTTATGAAGTACATTTCTCAGATGGTATTACGTTTGGTATTGCTCCAGTTTCTGGTAATAAAATTGTAATTAATTATCTTTCAACAGTTGGCGCAGCTGCAAACGGCGGAAGTACATTTAGTCCAGTATCACAAGTAACCGTAAATGCCGTGAATTACGATCTTGCAGTCACAACAGTTGCGAATTCTGCTTCAGGTGCAGCAAAAGAAGATAGTGAAGCGATTCGCCTTAATGCTCCAATTGCCTTTGCAGCTCAACAAAGACTCGTAACAGCTGATGATTACAAAGCACTAATATTAAAAAATTATTCTGCTGTATCAGATGCAGCAGCCTGGGGCGGTCAGGATAATGTTCCGGTTGATTTTGGTAAAGTATATATTTCACTTAAGTATGCTGATGGAACTGCCGATGCTACTAAGGCTGAAACAGAAGCATCAATTACAACAAACTTAGTAAATAAACTTGGCGTTATGTCAATTACTCCTGAATATGTTGAACCAATTACTACATTTATTGAAACTTCAACAACTTTCCGTTATGACCCTGATGCGACAGGTATTACTAAGAATACACTTTCATCAAACATACAAACAGTCATCGACAATTATTTTACAGATAGCTTGAAAAAGTTTAATAAAATATTTAGAAAATCAAATCTTCTTACTTTGATTGATGATATTGATCCAGGTATTTTAAACTCAAAGATGGGTATTAAAATGAATCAAAGAGTGACACCAACTCTTGGTACAAATCAATCTCATACTGTCACTTTCCCGGTTGCTCTTCCTTCACCCGATGATGTAAATTATATCATTACTTCATCATCATTTACAGTTAATTCTATATTATGTAGTATTCGAAATCTACTAGGTAGTACTAAATTACAATTAGTCAGTCAAGCAGGCGAAGTAATTATTGATAATCTTGGCTCTTATTCGACAAATGGTACGGTATCAATCGAAGGACTAACAATTGATTCAATGTCAGGTACAACCTTTAAATTAAGAGCGGTACCCGCAAACGAAAGTACAATTACACCTTTAAGAAATTATATCATTGATAACGATATTAATGATTCATTCGTATCAGGTGTTATTGAGATATAATACATGAAACAACGTACAAATACATTTTTTAATCGTAAGGCAATCGACTTTAGAACAAGTCGCGTTAATGATGTTTTGCCGGATTATTTTAAAGAAGATTATCCAAATCTTATTAAGTTTCTCGATTACTATTATGACTTTATGGATTCAGATGGAACTCATGCTTTCAATAGTGAAATTTATGAATTATTCCGTGCAAAAGATATTGAAGCAACTTCACTTACTTTGCTTGATAATATATTTAAAGAAATTGGTCTTGGTACAAGTCAAAGCTATTTCTCAAATCCAAGACAAGTTGCAGCATTCTTAGCAAAATTTTATCGTATTAAAGGTTCACTCTATTCGGCTGAAGGTTTCTTTCGAGCATTCTTTGATGAACAACCAACTATTTCTTATCCAAAAGAAAATATATTTATTGTAAGTGAATCAAAAATCGGTACAGAATCACAACGATTTATTATCAATAATGATATATACCAAATCTTTTCAATTCTTATCAAATCATCAAGGCCGGTATCACAATGGAAAGATTTATATAAAAGATTTGCACATCCGGCTGGATGGTATTTTGCTGGACAAGTACAAATCGAAGGTATTGGTGATCTTATTGATTCGGCTGGTATGCCGCTATCAGTACCTGATGAAGGTGCTAATTTATTCTCAGTAGGTAATTCAGCTTCGTTTACTCCATCACCATTTACATCGATTTCAGCAATCTATCCAGATGGAGCTGACGCTGATAGTGATGATGAACGTATCGACTTAAATGCGACTATTGACATATACGATTCAGCAACGATCGCAACACTAGATGGAATGTATGACAATATTGAAGATGTAATTGATCTTACTTCGCCAACTATGGATGAAGATTCTGATGGATCAGTGAAACCAATTAAACTATCAAACGTATTTGAACGTATGGATAAAGATAATTTTGATAATTAACTCAAATAATTATTATAAATAGATGTAATAAAAGGATTACAAGATGGCAAGGCAAAATATAGGAATTGGTTCTTCAGCAAATGACGGGACTGGAGATACGCTTCGAGAAGCAGGAACAAAGTTGAATGCAAACTTTACCGAGCTTTATGAAACTCTTGGCGGTCCTATTGGTGTAAGTACAATTACAGTAAATGGCGCAGTTTCAACTACTGCAGGTTACATTATATGTAATGGAGGTACACTTGCCCTCACTCTCGCCGATGGAGCAGTTGTTGGCGAAACAAAAGTATTCACGAATAAAGGTGCTGGTGCCGCAACGGTTACCCCAGCAAACTTTGCTCAAGGCACATCATTTGCTCTTGCTCAATATGACGGTTGTACTGTTATTTGGGATGGATCAAATTGGTATTTAATTGGTAACCAAGGTGAAATTACGGTAGCTTAATAGGAATAAACAATGACCGCAACATTAACAGACGCACTGAAAAAACAAATATTAGTAAACATACTTGACAATGTCAATGATTCTGCTGGAGCTGGTAATTATTATATTGGTATCGGTAAATCCGAAGATTGGGATTCAGCTGATACGGCACCAACTGTATTAAATAGCTTGAGAGAGCAACGTAATTTTAGACTTGGGTTACAATCAGTCAAATCTGCAGAAGATGTTTCTTTCGTAGTTCCTCGTAATAACTGGGTATCAGGTACAACTTATTCAGCGTATGATGACAATCAAGTTGATTATCCTACAAATGCTTATTATGTTCTCACTGATGATGATCGAGTCTATATTTGTTTACAGCAAGGTCGTAATGCTGCTGGTGAGTCAGTTGCTTCAACCGTTAAGCCAAATGATACAGGTTCAGCTTCTTTTAAAACAGCTGATGGTTATATTTGGAAATTCCTTTATACTCTTTCTGCAACTGCAAAATCTAAATTTTTATCAAGTAACTTTGTTCCCGTTAAGCTTCAAGGTCTTACTGATTCAAACTCAGTTGCTTCAGAAATAGAACAAGAATTACTTCAAGATTCTGCCATTGTAGGTCAAATTGCAAATATCTCAATCACTAATGGCGGTACGGGCTATACATCTGCTCCTACAATTGCAATTGTCGGTAATGGCGATTCAGCTGCTGCAACAGCAATTGTATCTGGTGGTTCAATTGTAGATATCAAACTTGATTCAAACGGTATTGGAAAGATCAATCATGGTTATGGATATGATTATGCAAACGTAACAATTACTGGCGGATCAGGTTCTGGTGGTGAAGCACGTGCAAATCTATCAACAAAGCTTGGTTTTGCCGGAGATGCAAGAGACGATTTGAAATCATCAAGTCTTATGTTTAATACAAAACCAGCCGGTACTGAATCAGGTAAATTCTTAGTAGGCCAAGATTTCAGACAAGTTGCTCTCATTAAAAATCCAAAAGTACCAAGTACAGACTCAGATTATACGCAAGCTTCTGGTCTTGGTCTACTTAAAATGAAATTTTCTGCAGTATCTCAAGCATTTACTGCTGATCGAACAATATCTGGCGGAACATCAAGCGCAAAAGCTTTGGTTGACACATTTGATTCAGACTTCTTATATTATCATCAAACAGAAGAAACAGGATTTACACCATTTACGAATGGTGAAGCAATCACTGAAGATGATGGTTCTGGTGCAGGTACTGCTGATTCGGCCGCAGTGACTCTTGATATAAATAGATTAACAGGTGATATTTTGTATATCGAAAATAGAGCAGCAATTGATCGATCAGCTGAACAAACTGAAGATATTAAAGTAATCGTACAAATTTAATTGGTAAAATAATATGACAACTACATATACTGAAACATTATTCGCTAACACTTATAAAGACGATTATGCGGATTCGGATAATTATCATCGTATTTTATTTAACTCAGGTAGAGCTCTTCAAGCCCGTGAGTTAACTCAAATGCAAACGATTATCCAATCTGAAATTGAAAGATTCGGTAATAACATTTTTAAAGATGGTGCTGCAGTGAATCCAGGCGGACCTTCAATTAATGCAAATTATGAATTCATTAAACTAGATACATCATCCAATGGATTACCAGCAACAAGTATTGTCGGTAATGAATTTACTGGATCTGGAACAGCGATCAAAGCGAAAGTATTAGAAGTAGTTGAAGCTGAAGGTGCTGATCCTGCTACGCTTTATGTTCAATATACAGATACATCTTCCGGAACATCAGGTTCTGCACCAATTCGTATGGCTGCCGGTGATGATATAAGCGATGGAACAAATACGTTAACTGTACAAACAACTAATACTCTTGCAAATCCAGCAGTCGGACAAGGCGTTCGAGTAAGCGCCGGCGCAGGTGATTTCTACGTACAAGGGCATTTTGTATTCTTTCCTGGTGGTTCGAAAATCGTATCTAAATATAGTCCTACATATACCGGAACTATTGGGTTTAAAATTACTCAAGATGTTGTCAATGCAGGTGATAATGCTGCTCTTTATGACAATCAAGGCGCAACGCCAAATCTTTCAGCCCCAGGTGCTGATCGCTATCGTATTCAGCTTACGTTAATAGACGAAGCAGATGCTGCTGCTAGTGATAACTTCGTATTTTTTACAAAAATTATTAATTCACAAATTGTTGATCAAGCAAAAGGTACAGATAATTATAATCAAATTAGTGATTTACTTGCTCTTCGTACAAAAGAAGAATCTGGTAATTATATAGTCAATCAATTCTCATTGAAATATGATGAAGACTCTGCAAGTGGTGATGCCACAATTCTTAAAGCAGACGTAAGTGATGGTATTGCTTATGTTGACGGTTATAGATCTGAAATTCCGGCCCCAGTTACAATTGATGTCAATCGAGCTCAAACAACAGAAACAGAAAATAATGAAGTTGTTGGAGCAAACTATGGTAATTATCTCATCGTAGAAGGTGCTGATCCAAAAGGCCTTCCAGATATTTCAACGTTTGAAAAATGGAATTTACGAGATGACTCTTCATATGGCGGATCTACAATTGGTACAGCACGTATTCGCTCAATTGATAATTTTGGTACAGATTACAAATATCATTTATTCGATATTCAAGTGAACAGTGGTCAGTCATTCCGGAATGTAAAAAGTATTGGTACTAATGCTTTTAATTATGCGAATCCGATTTTAGAATCATCCAAGGCTGTACTCAAAGAAACAAATAAAAATAATCTACTCTTTAGTTTACCCGCAAATAGACCTTCATCACTTGCTGATATTTCACTCGAAGTTCAAGAATATCGTACTGCGACAACTGACGGATCTGGTAATGCTACAATTACTCTTTCTGCAACCGGCGAAACATTTGCAAATACTGGTGATTGGTTAGTCTCAGTTGATTCTTCTGGTGAATTTATTACTCCAAGTATTTCTGGTTCAGGAACTCAATCATCGACAATTAGTGGAGCACCTCATGGCTCAGCTATTCAATTATTAACAAAAGTAAATAAAGCTTCTGGAGCGGTGAGATCAAAAACTCTTACTGAGACAACATTTACTGGTACCGTTGATTCTGATGGATCTGGCCTTGAAATTATGAGTCTTGCAAAAGCTGACATATATGAAGTAACAAGAATTAGAGATACTGATTCTGACGGTGCTGATTTGAGTTCACTCTTTACAATTGATAATGGTCAAAGAGATAACTTCTATGCTCCAGGTAAATTAGTCGTCAAAGGTAACCAAACACCTCCAACAGGAAACGTATTTGTAAGATTCAAATATTTTACTCATGGAGCGTCAGGTGATTTCTTTGCTGTTAATTCTTATACAGGTCAAGTTGATTATTCCGATATTCCAAGTCATACTCTTGCTGATGGTTCAATAGTTGAACTAAGAAATGTACTTGATTTTAGACCGCGTCAAGATGATACGGGAGCTAACTTTAGTGGTGGTACTGCAAGAGTGAATGAATTACCTTCCTCAACAGATCTTATTACAGCAGATGTTACGTATTATCTTGGAAGAAAAGATAAATTAGTTCTTTATCCTCCAGCACAAGAACGTTTAAGAGCAGAAGTCGCTATTATTGAAGGTAAGCCAAGTACTGAACCACAATATCCTTCAACGCCAAATGGTGCATTGAATCTTTATCGTATCGAAATGAGCCCATTTACAATTAATGATTCAGATCTTTCAATCCAAAGAATCGATGCAACTCGCTATACAATGGCAGATATTGGTAAGATTGATCGTAAATTAAGTAAACTTGAAGAAGTTACTTCGCTTTCACTTTTAGAAGCCGATACAAACAATCTTACGATTCTCGATTCATCAGGTAATAATCGCCTAAAGTCTGGTTTCCTTGTTGATAACTTCGCAAATCACGTTTACGCTGATACAAATGCAATTGATTATCGTGCAAGTATTAATCTTCTTACAAAAACTTTACATCCTGAGATTCGAGAAGATAATATCAGACTCATATATGATTCTGATGCAAGTACGAATACAATTAAAAAAGGCGATAATGTCTATATTGATTATACTGAAACAGAAGTCATCGAACAAGATAAAGTTTCCGGAACACAAAATCTAAATCCATTTAATGTTCTTACATATAATACTGAAGTTGTATTATCACCTGCAAGTGATGAATGGAAAGATCGTGATGAATCGGTTCCAGCTATCGATGTCGGTGGTGGAAATACGTCAACAATTACTCCAAAACAAAAATATAACTATGATAATACTACAGTAAACTGGTTAGGATTGTCGGACGGTCAGCTTGAATATTATTTCAACGATGGAGGAGGAATTCCTGATTGGGCATTTGATCAAAACGTAACTGTTTCAAAAACAGACGTTCCAGCAAATGTACCGTCAAGAGCAGTAGTTCCAAACGAAGCAATACCTTCTGTGATCAAAGAACGTACTATTAATAAAACAATTGTTCCGTTTATGAGATCAAGAAAAATATACTTTAAAACATCCGGACTGATACCAAATGCAACATACTTTGCGTTTTTCGATGGAATATCTGTTGCTGATTGGGTAAGAGAAGAAACATTCAGCTTCTTAGCTGATGATGTAGACGATTATGGAGATCAATACGCAAATGCAACTGCCCATCCTGAAGGAGCAACTGCGCTTATCGCAGATGCAAATGGTACTATCGAAGGTTCATTCTTTATACCAAATACTCCAGCGATACGATTTAGAACCGGCTCGCGTGAGTTTGCATTATTGGACATCAGCGTATATGATAAAAATAGCGCAACTTCAATTGCAACTTCGATATACACTTCTGCTGGCGCAATATCTTCTAGCGAGACTATAAACACTAAATCGCAACTAAAAACAATTGGTTATTACGATCCAATTGCTCAGTCAATATTAGTGAATGAAAATGATGGTTTCTTTATTACAAAAGTAAGAATATATTTTGCAAGTAAAGATGATACGCTTCCTGTAAAAGTAACTCTGAGACCGATGGTCAATGGACGTCCTTCTTCTTATGATATTATTCCAGGATCGATTGTATATAAAAATTCATCTGCAGTGAATATTGTTTCAACTCAAACAGCAGCTGGTGTTCTTGCAACTGGAACTGATTTTGAATTTGACGAACCGATATATCTACAGCCTCAAACTGAATATGCAATTTGCGTATCGGCTGAATCATCTGATTATTCAGTTTATGTTTCACAAGTAGGTAAATTCGAACTTGGATCAACCGAAAAAAGAATAACAAGACAACCAAGTCTTGGATCTCTCTTCCTATCCCAAAACGGTAGTACTTGGGAAGCAATACAAATGAAAGATCTTACTTTCAAAGCTTATCGTGCAAATTTTGATACTGCAGGCGGAACGGTTGTACTTGAAAATGCTGCATTGCCAACTGATCAATTGACGTTGAATCCTTTCTCGCTTGACTCTGGCGATGCAACAGTCACTGTATATCATCCAGGACATGGACATGATTCTGCTGAAGATGTCACAATTGCAGGTTTAGATAGTGCAACTACATATGGAGGCATTCTTGGTTCATCTCTGAATGGTTCAAGAAATGTAACAGCTCACGATTATGATTTTTATCAATTCGAAGCAGACTCTGCTGCAACATCATCACTTGATGTTGGTTCTACTATTGTAACGGCGTCAAAGAATATTCAATTTGATATTGCGACTCCGATTATTGAAACAATCGAACCAATTAATACAAGTTTGACTATCGAAGGTAAATTTACATCAGGTACTTCACAAGCTGGTACAGAAACAAAATATCAAAAAGATACAGCCTTTACGCCGCTTTCATTAAAAGATACTAAGTTCTTTAAAGCACCGCGATTGATTGCAAATGCTGCAAACGAAACTGCCGAGCTTGCTGGCGCCAAGTCAACTACGATTCAATTGCCGATGACAACAACATCAGCCTTTGTATCACCAGTGGTTGATATGTCAAGAGCATCCCTTGCTACAGTATCTCATCGTATTGATAAACAAGCATCTTCGATAACAAGCGGATTCAATGTTCCAATTAATTACGCTGATGAAACGAATGCCGAAAATGGATCGCATTTATCTAAACATATTACTACTCCAATTGTATTAAATGAAGATGCAGTTGGACTAAAAGTATTGATTTCAGCGAATCGACCTTCAGTTGCGGATTTCCTCGTTTATTACAAAGTAGCAGGTGATGGTGATGTATTGAAAGATCAAGCTTGGACTCTTGTTGATAAAGAAAACGAAATTGCTTCAGACGATAATCCAAAAATCTTCCGTGAATATACTTATCTTGTTGGTGGTGATGGTGGAGATCTTGACGCATTCAGTGAATTCCAATTGAAGATCGTAATGAGATCAACGAATAGTTCAAAAGTTCCTACGATTGGAAACTTAAGAGCAATTGCAATGGCAGTATAATATGAAAGATTATGTACAAGTTGAGGGTCATTCTGGTCTTGTAAGAGATAAAAAGTCAGGTGCTATTTTGAATATAAATAGCACTGATATTGAAAAAGCAAGAAAAGCAAAGGCTTTAAAAAGAAAAAGCATATTAAAGAATGAAATATTAGAAACACAAGTACATGATTTACAGAATGAAATGGTTGAAGTAAAAGGTCTACTTAATAAAATTTTAGAGAAACTATAATGGCAAAAACATTTGTAAACTTAAATGATACTGTAGCAACTTGGAGAACTCAGCACAATGATGTTGTAAATCTAGTTGGCGATCTTGCTACTCTTACGACAACTGCGGATTCAGATCTTGTTGGTGCAATCAATGAATTACAAGGTTTTCGTTCAGGCCTTGATTCAGATGTTGGAACAAGAACATCTCTTACAACAACTGATAAGACTTCACTCGTTGCAGCAATTAATGAAATCGATTCTGATCTTGGTACAATTAGTTCTTTGTCAACGACAGATAAAGCATCTTTAGTTGCAGCAGTTAACGAGTTACAAGGAAGAATTATAGACGTTTATAATAGTTCTGGGACACTCTTAAATACATAAGGATTTAAATGAGTACGCCAATCAAATTAACTGGCACTGGCGGAGATCTAGAACAATTTACAGTTGCGGAACAGAATTACCTAGCATATCAAGCCGGAATACATTTATCTTTATCAGACTCTGATGAAGTAGGTGCACTAGACGCAAATTCTGGTGGCAATACTGTTGGTACTTTTACAGATACTTCATATGATCAGGCGGTTGGTTCGCATCCGGCTTCTGCACTTACTCAAACAACAACAAATACATCCCTCTTTCAAAATACCGGAACAGCAGCTGAAGACGGTGGAGATTTCCATCGTCCTCTTGAATGGAATAGTTCTGATGTAAATCCTGCTGGTTTGAAAGAAGTCAATGATACAAATCTGAATGTGATTGTTGATCGATTACTCAGTACAGTCTTTACTAACGATTATCCGGGAACATATCAATTATCAACATCAGCTCCTTCTGGCGATTATGCTACTCACATACCAAACATATTTACTGATACTCGAACAGATGGTACAAATGTAGACTATTCAATATTCAAAAGAACGAGTATGACACCACCTGCTCAGCATAAAGCTGTAAGGGCAAAAAGAAGCGGTGGTAATTTTGCTGGTATACAAGTAATGTCAGAAGCTGAAAGTAGATATACATTTGGACAAAGAGCAAAGACAAGAATACTTGCTTCAGGAATTGGTACATATCAACTCAGATCTGCAACTGACGGCGCTCCTACAGACCCGGGTACGTGGGTAGCTAAAGGTGCTGCAACAAATACATTACAAGATACTTCCGATCAAGATTATACTCGCGTAAGTACATCTGAATATGCAGTTGATTATACTGGAGATTTTACAGGTAACTATGTTTCTTCAGTTGATTATGCCGCAAATAGTACTGATGATTTCATCGGAGACTTTACTGGAAATTATGTAGGTAACTATATTAGCTCGGTTGATTATTCAAGTGATTCAACTAGCGATTTTGTTGGTGACTTTACTGGAAACTATGTTGGTAATTATATTGCTTCTGTCAATTATGCAAGCAATTCAACCGTAGATTATGCTGGAGATTATATTGGAAATTATATTAGTTCTGTTAATTATACTAGTAATAGCACCCAGGATTTTGTTGGGGACTTTACTGGTAATTATATTTCTTCTGTGGATTACTCATCCAATAGCACAGATACTTTTACTGGGAATTTTACTGGCAATTATATTTCCAGTGTCGATTATGTAACAAATAGTACCGATGACTTTGTCGGAGATTTCACTGGAAACTATGTCGGCAATTATATCTCCTCAGTTGATTATGCTACAAATAGTACTTCAGATTTTATAGGTGATTTCACAGGAAACTATGTTGGTAATTATATTTCATCTGTTGACTATTCATCAAACAGTACATCAAATAGTACAGACGATTTCATAGGCGATTTTACTGGAAACTATGTTGGCAATTATATTTCATCTGTCGATTATGCTTCAACAAGCACTCGTGATAGTACTGATGATTTCATTGGAGACTTTACTGGAAATTACATAGGTAACTATATTTCTTCGGTTAATTATGCTTCGACAAGTACAAGTGATAGTACTGATGATTTCATTGGTGATTTCACTGGAAATTATGTTGGTAATTATATTGCTTCTGTTGATTATGCTGCAAATAGTACTTCAGATTTTATTGGTGACTTTACAGGAAATTATACTGGTAACTATATAGGTACGGTGGATAGTACGAGAAATAGTACTGCAGTATTTACTGGTAACTTTACAGGAAATTATACAGGTAACTATGCTGGTACATCTACTCGAGTATCCACACGCACAAGTACAAGAACAAGTACGAGAAATAGTGCTCGGTTTACTTTTGACGGTTTAGTTTTCTTTACAGGTAACTTTCTTGGTAACTTTGCTGGTAATTTTACTGGTAACTATTCTGGTACATCTACTCGTGTATCAACAAGAGATAGTACTGCTGGTTTCACTGGTGATTTCACAGGTAACTATATTAGCGATGTTGATTCAACAAGAGTAAGTACGAGAAATTCAACCGATACATTTACTGGTGACTTTACAGGAAATTATATTGGCGCAGTTGATTCTACGAATGATAGTACAAGTAATAGTACAGATACTTTTACTGGAAACTTTACTGGAAACTATGTAGGTGATTATAGTGGCGCTGTAGATTCGACAAGTGAAAGTACAAGAAATTCAACAGATACTTTTACTGGAAACTTTACTGGTGATTATGTAGGAAACTATATTGGTGCAGTTGATTCTACTAATGATAGTACAAGTAATTCAACCGATACGTTCACTGGCGATTTCACTGGTGATTATGTAGG